ATTGATTTTGGTTTAATAATTTCATCAATAATTCTTTGCTTCTCTGTTTCTGTGATATAGTAATTTTCTTTTGGTTTTAAAGAAATAAAAACTTTACCATATACTGGTGGATATTCGTCTTCTCCACCCCACACCGATAAAGAATCAATAGATGCATAATTTCTTTTTAAATAAGTTTCATAGTCTTTAAATGTAACAAGTCTATTTTGTGTTGAAAATTGAGATGTAGAACCAAATTTTATTGAATCAATTGATTCTCTTGCCGACCCACCAGCAGCAACAGTAACAGTATCAATTGTAATATTTGTCATTCCGTTAATTGCAGAATTTGTGACAAAACTAGAAGATTTATTAGCAACATCACCATTTGTTATTAAATACGACACAGAAATTATAGAACCATCATCAAGTAATTTTCCTAAAACACCGTCTCCGAATGATAATTGAAATTGACCATTTTTACTTTCTTGTAAAAAATATATTGATGATTCAGAAGTTATTTCTAAAACATCTGTTACTGAATTGTAAATTTCAGTTAGTGTGTTGGCAGAATTTGGAGTAACTGAAACTTTAATTGTTGTTGTATCAATACCAGAATCTGGTAAAGTAAATGTTCTTTTTGGATTTGAATTTTGGTTATAAGTAAATGAATATGTTGGTAAAGTACCTTCATATATTTTTACATCTTCAAAATAAAATGATGTATTTGATTTTGTTGCAGTTACATCATCTAGTAAAACAAAATTATAAGAAATTGAATCAATCAAAGAAGAACTAAATGATAGACCTCTTGAGATAGTAACAACATCAGGTGTTGTGTTACCACTATTAACTGTTATATTAATTATAGCTTCTGGTGCAGTAATTGAATGTGGAGTATAACCTAAAGTTTTTGCGTGTGAAACAACAGAATCTCTTAGAATGGCGGTATCTAAAAATGACTCATTGGCAACCATATTTAAATAGTATGAATTGTAATGTGTATTATAGGCAAGAATATCTAAAAGAATAGATAAACCAGAACCTTCAAAATCATAATCTTGAAAGGTTGATTGTTGTTGTAGATACGATTTTAGATTATTCTTGATTGTATCGAAATCAAGGTCTGAAATTTGTAGACGAGCGTTAGCCATTTTTATCTAATCCGTTCTAGGAAAAAATTAATTGTTATTGGTGAAGTTCTGTTAACAACATAAAATTCCATATAAACTTTAAATCCGTTATTATCGTAATCCGGAGAAACAGCAATTACAGATATATTTGCTCTTGGTTCGTAATTCTGAATCGTTTGCTTTATTTCATTTTCTAATGTTGTTGCCGTAATTGTATCCATATTTTCAAACAAAAGACGGCGAACATTGCTTCCGATGTTTGGTTGAAACAGTCTTTCATAATGATTGGTCAAAATAAGATTTTTAATAGAATTAATCACCGCTGTCTCATTCGTATAGCGATTGATATCTTTTTTAACCGGATGTATAGTGAAATTTAAGTCTAAATCACTAAACGCAGTTGATATGTTTGTAGTTACGGTTGCCATCTTCTATTTATCAGTTAATCCTGGTAAGAAGTTTACTTGTACCAGTATAATCATTTAATATTGTTGTTTCAGATTCACCCAAATTTGAAAATTGTCTTACTGTATTATAGTCAGCAAGCATTGTTTTCATATTCGTGTAAAAAGTTTCATCGTGTGTTCTTCTAGTATCCATAAAAGTAATGGCTTCATTAATTGAAGTATTGATTGTATTTGCTTGTGTTAAAGTTAAATTTGATGTACCAAGGGTAATGCTAGAATTTATAGTGTTTGAATAAGTCTGAAGTGAAGTAGCATAAACATTCATTTCTGGACCAGTAAATAAACTAGTCAAATAACCACTCATAACTGAAGTATTACTTACGCCATCAGTTTGATATATGATATACATTAGAGACCTAGCTAAACCTTTTGCCGGTTCTCTAAAAGGTTTTGTCATTATAGCACTAGAATTAGCTACCACAGCATCACCAAAATTAACAACACCAGAAACCCTATCTGTATGGTCTTTAAAATTACTTGCGGTTGTAATTAAATTATTTGATGAATTAGCAACGTATACCATGACATTTGCAACACCACTATTGGTGTAAGTTCCGATAGTGCTCACAACATTGATTATTGCATTTGCAGCAATAGAAATAGTATTTGAAACTGTTGATACTGGATTTTGAAGATATGATCCTACATTACTACTCGAAATATCTTCTGTTTGCCAAGTTTCGATTAATGAAGGAACAGCATTCATATGGTCTTTTGTATCAGCTGAAAATTCAACTACATCTCCATGTGGGTCACTATAATTATATCCTAAATTTTGAAATAATGTTGCCATAATGTATATCCTTAAATCATGTCAAAAACAGAAGGACTAGTTGGTCCTTTTGGTGTAAGATGAAAATGCCAATCAAATATAAAAGTGTTAATGTAATCAGTCATTAAAATTGCTGATGATATGCCAATACTTGCTATTCCAATATTTGTTTTTGCAAAGTTACCTGTTGGTGCAGTAACAGAACCTAGTGCTGTCATTGAACCGACAATATCAATACATCCAGGACTTGCAACTGGTGTGAGTGGTGTTGGTCTACCCAAACTTAAACCACCAAGTGTAGATGTAAAACCATATGGACCTGCATAAACACCTAAACCTGCATTAACTCTAGTATCGGCGTTTAGTGTGTCGCAAGTAATAGAACCATGAACATATAAGTCTGAACCTAAACTTAAAGCAGAAGCGGCACCAAGTCTTAATTTTCCACCAAATTTTTCACTGGCCTGAATACTCATATTCTCATCACTAGAAATTGAACCATCTTTTACAGAACGCATATTCAATTCACCTTTAACTGCAAGATTATAATCACCATTAATTTCTTGATTAAAATCTCCATCAACTTGCATATTGCAGTCACCCTTAACTACAATATTACAAATACCACTAACATAGATATTTTTTTTGCCAATAGTAATGTCAAAACCTTCTCCAAAAACTTTTATGACTTGCTTACCATCAGGATGCATTTCAATAAAGTTTTTAGATTTACCGTGTTGTATTCTCACTCTTTCCCTACCAGGAGTATCATCTAATTGAATAGAATGTCCAGACTCACTATCCCATGTTTGATTATATGGTGATACAGGTGGGTGGTCAGGATCAGCCGGTGATGGTGGTTCTTGAATTAAACTATCTGAAGGATTTGAATTTACAGCAGATGATATTTCTGCATAAGTTTTATCATAATCACTATTTGTTGCCATAATTTTCCTAAGGTGTCGATTTCTTCAAAAAGTCTGGATCAGCAGGGACCGATAATGCATCAGGAACTGAACCAGTAAATGCAACGATTGTTGCGTTTGCACCAGCAATTTCTTCTTCACTAACTGGTGATAAAATTCCTGCTGTAGCCGAAACTGCGATGCCAACTGCCAATCCTGCAGCTACAGTAGCACTTGATAATGCACTAGAAGCGGAATCATATGCACCTTTTGCTGCTGTAGCTAACGCTGCAAAACCATTACCGGCATCTGCATTTTGAACAATTCCCGCTTCTGTAGGAATATCTTTTCCAGCTGCAGCCCATTCATCTGCAAACATACTTCCTATTGCAACTAATAATTTAGTCAAACACTCTTGCAACATTGCAAGTATTTTGGCGGGTAAACTTAAAATCCATTGAATGATTGCTTTAACTTTAATTATTACAGCTAAAACATACTTCTCAAATGCAATAAGTGGTTTGATAAATTCTTCATTTACATAATCAATAAATTCTTTAACTGCTGATAACATATTGATAATTTCAGAATAAGAACCAGATGGATCAGAAAAACCTAATAATTTTTTAATTTTTTGAATACTTTCTCTAATCCATTTTGCAATCGCTCTCATATATTTTTTCAAAGCATTATTCTTTTTTACTGAAAGTGAAAAATCACAAGAATGAATTAATACTGTATTTGTAACAGCAATACTACCAGTTACATCACCTCTTGTTTGCGGAGATTGCGTTGGTAATCCGATAGTTGAAACATCATTAGCATTTCCTGGTTTTGCAGAAACAGAACTTGTTGCAACTACTGGTTTAGGTTTAGCATTTTTTTTCTTTGCAGCAATAGCATTATCTATTCTACGAATTTGTGCTTGGGTTGCTGTTGGTGAAATTGGATCAGAAATATCACCAATAACATTGCCTTGTGCGTCATATAAAATAGCCATAATTATTCCTTATTATTTTCCAAATGATAAACTCTTAAAATGCCTTCTAAAGATTCTCTGTAGCAAGTATCAAGTTCAGCATGCTCTTCTTCTAAAACAATATCACCATGACAATGACAATCAAGGCAATCTATTTCTTGTATGAATTCTTCTTTTGTAATTACTCCGCCAAGATACTTTCTATGTGATATAGTTGCTTTTGCTGTTAGTGTATGTAATTGTTGTAATTTTTTACTCATTTTACTTTTATCCCAGGTAGAACACCCATCATTACAGGTTGTTGTGCGTTTTCTCCATCTAAAAAGAATCCCATAATCCAATCATTTAATTGTGGCGCAGAAAACATTTTAGAACCATTAATCGGATACATTGGATGGGCCCAAGGTAAATCATCAGTAGGCAAATCTAATTTATTCATACTGTGCCAACCAAAAATTCGGATTTGGCATCTTCCCATTGCCAATGGGTCTACTCTATTTTCAAGCAAACCAACCCACCAAACAAATCCATCTTTTCCCGCAAAATTTGTATTATCCATTATCTATCACCTCTTTGTGGCCATTTGTAAGTTATTATTTGTCGCAGAAATAAAATCATTATTTGTTGAGTCTGATGCCAATTCACAAAATGTTTCATGCTTTTGTGGATTAATCATATGTCGTGTTGCAATAACCAAATATTTACCAGAAATAGATTTATCATTTTTTTCAGTCTTATCATCTTGTAATGAAAAAGAATGTGCATCAATATTTAAAACATGTCCTGAAGTTATGAAAAAATTACCAGGTAATGAAATATTCATTTTTCTCTGTAACAAATTATGTAATATTGCTTTTCTTTGAGGAATGTATTTGTGTGTCTCATCAATAATTGATGCGGTTTCAGAGTCATTTGAATTTACATATTCCCATTTATTTCTGTATAGTTGAAATGAGTATAAACTTACTTTTGAAAAAGGCATTATTCCAGGATCTTTTCCTTCACGATTTAAAGAAGAATAAATATTTGGATTTTTATTTAGATGATTTCCTTTATAGTGATTTTTTATTCCTAAATCAGACTCAACCAATGTTCTTGTTAAAATATCAAAACCAACAAATCTATTAGAATAAAAACCATTTTTAGTATTTTCTAAAATATCAAATGATGTAGACATATTATAATCTCTTACACCTAAAAATTCTTCTGATACCGAATCTGATAAATTTTTTGGTTTAAAATTAATAGTTAAAGATGTTTTTATTGAAAATAAATTTGACAATGATACAAAATTAAAACCTAATTTGTTTTCAAAAAATAAAAAATCAGCTAAATCATTTTGACTAACACTTCTTTTTGTTAACCAATTCAATGTATCGATTGGAGATAATAAAGGAACTATAGAACTACTAATGCCTTTAGTTGGTTCAATAACTCCTATTTTATTTTTTGGAACTTTTAAATAATCAATAAGAACAGATGTTGCAATATCAGAATATATTCCAGTATAAGATTGAGATATTTTTTGTTGTTCCGAATAAATCATTTCTTCAGATACAAAATGTAAAACATAAACTTCAGATGTTTGATTTATATTACTTCTATCCGATTGTTTAAAAATTCTAAAAGTTTTAACTATATTTGTTCCGGAACTTTCATCACTTTTTGAGATATCAATATCTAAAAATTCACTGCCGTCAAATAATAATCTTTTTGAAAGACCTATCGAATCTTTAATTAATATATTACCCGACATGCATGGCATCAATATACTGTCAAAAATATTTAATTCTTCAAAAATAGAAGCCAAATTAAAACTACCTAATTTTGAATTAATTACTAATTTGTTTATTGCGAATTGTGTTGTTTGTTTAATATTGAAAGACATTAAATAACTCGTCTAAATTCTTGCTCAACACTTGATACAAAATCTGGTTTTAAAAGTTTTATTTTTCTTTTTGATTCATTTAATTCCATTTCATAATCATAATAAGATTGTGTTTCTTTTGAGACAACGATAGTAATTATTTTACTATCTGCCAATGTAATAGTAGAAGTAGTGGAAGAAACATTAGAATAAGTATTTGCATCAATTTCAATTTTCCTTGTATCAATAGTATTTGTACTTATTGTTGTTCTTTTTTCTACTTTGTAATATGCATGTGTATGTGATTGAGCCCAATTCGAACCAGATTGATTAACATTAGCATTTGCACTATATTTTTCATCCATAAAACTGATAAGTGTTTTATAGTTCATTGGCCAATCAAACTGTGGATCAATAATATTATTATACAACAATACAATCCAATGTCTCTCCGAATCACCATAAAATTTAACAGCAATAATTTCTGGAGTGTCACTATCTTGTATATCATATTCATATGCAACTGAAGTATTATTTTTGAAACTTTCTTCAAAATTAAACCTAGCAGTTATATTTAATACGATATCAATATTTTTTGAATCTACCGTATAAAGTGATTTTGGAAAAAAATTAAAATATTTTGACATAATTTTAATAACGACCTTTAATTTCTAACTCTGATTGTGCTGATTGTTCAGCATCACTTACCATAGTAGATAAATCCGATAACGCATTATTAATTCTACTTGCTTCATTGTATTTTGGATCTATACTAGTTTTTGTAATCATTTCTGTTTCTTTGAATTGCAGCGACACACGAATAGATACTGGCATACCTGTTCCACCAAGTGTAGCACCTTGACCAGGAACTTCATATGATGTAAAACCACCTGGAGCATAATCAACAGTTAAATTTTGCAAAACGCAAGTTGATACTTTTGGAATATTAGGATTTTCTGTACCATTATAATAAAAACTAATATCAAACTCGGATGGTGGAACTAAAAAGAATCCACCTGTACCACCTTGTGCAACTTCTGGTGCTTGATGAAATCTTAATTTTTTAATGATTTCTTGTACAGTTATGGATTCTTTCTGAGACCTAGGATAAAATTGAAAATCAAATCTAAATGTTCTGAATGATGGTGATGAATACAAAACTTCAAGCATTGGATTTTGAACCACTCCAAATGCTTGTTGAAAAGCAATTTGGCCAAAACCACCTGCTGCTTTTGCTGCCGCTGAAAGGGCAAATGGCGTAGCATTTCTAGCAAATTGATTACCTTTTTCTTCATTTGACAGATTCTTATTTTGATATAAATCCACCATTGATCCACCCAATGCAGCTGCAGCTGCTGGAAGTCCACCACCGGCACCGACTTCACCACCATATCCTTGAGCTTGGTCAAAAACAACAGTATCTGGCATATAAAGAGCTATAACATCTTTTGTTCTTTTTTCCGCTCTAACACTACCATTTTGTAAACGACTTATAACACCATCTTGGCTAAATATAGCCTCCATAGTTCCTGTAGCCACACCTACTGCTGCTGCCCCAGCAGTTGTTTTTTTCAGATTATCTCCTAAAGATTGAGCCGCTCCAGTTAGTCCTATTTTTGATGAAATAAAAGCTCCAAACGATCCTGCCTCTTTTAAAAAACCGCCAATGGTTTTTAAAGTATTTGATGAACCCGCTGCATAAGACCCTAAATTTTCTGCATTTTGAATTGCTGTAGGAACGCCCAAAGATTTACCACCATCTCCATAACTTGTCAATCTTTGCTCATTGATATTGATAAGTATATAGTGACCCTTATCAGCTGCAGCCAAATCTTCTGGATATCTATGAGTCGATATTCCATAATCACTTTTGCCTAAAAGTCCCTGTAGTGGTCCTCTTAATTCTGGTTGTTTTACGGTTATATCTGAAAGAAAGCTTAATAGTCCTGCCATTTATTGTCCTGTAAGTTTACTAGATATATTTATTATACATATGGATACTATTTATGTCATATAAAGGAATCTTTCACCCCAAAAACCCAAAGAAGTATAACGGTAATGCTAACAATATTATCTATCGTTCTTCATGGGAAATCAGAGTAATGAAATGGTTAGATGACAATCCCAAAGTTATCTGGTGGGCATCGGAAGAATTACCGATACCTTATAAGTCTCCTATTGACCAAAGGGTGCATCGTTATTTTCCAGACTTCATCGTTAGGA